CATATATCACACTGTATTCGTACTGAACCATTCTTTTTTGCTTGTTCTTTTATTTTAGTGATATTAGTTTTATAATATTCGGCATGATATTCCGTATCCTCTTTCTTTGTAATTGCAACTCTTTTTCTAATGTTTATAGTGTTTGCTGTATTTTCTATCCAATGTCGTTCTCGTTCATATCGAATCTCTTTAGAGCATTCCTCAATAATATTAAAGATCCACGAGTCTCTATCATATTCTTCCATAAACTGCTTTATAGATCCATTCAATAATGATCGTTGTATATGTTGTTTTTTTCGTTTTTCATAATTAGATGTGCTTCCTATATATACTTTATTGCCCTTTGTACTTGTGATTTTGTAGATCGTAATCATTCTATCTACAAAATCAGTTTATTACCGTGTCAATTTTTTAGAACACGCCTGATCCGCCCGGAACTCGACCACCTTTCTTGAGGCCAAAGAGACCGCCGAGGAGATTGCCTACACCACGACCGATGTCACCACCTGGACCACCGAAAAACTTACCACCGATACCGCCAAGGATATCACCGCCAAGGCCACGCTTCATGACCGGAGAACCACCACGACCCATAGCACAATGAGGGCAAGCTTTTGCTTTCTTATCTTTCTTCGGCATTTTTATACTTAGTGTAGAGATTAAAAAACGCTGAGGTTGCGACTGACATAGGGGTTGCCCTGGATCTGCGACATACGCTTATCGATCTCTTGAACGGCCTTCAGACGAGCGTTTGCCTTTGCCTGGTATTTCTGTACCTTCTGATCCTCATAGTCATCATCGCTCGATTCGGCTTCTTCCGATTCATCTGCACTCGTTGTTTCCGTTTCGTACTTATACTTCTGCGGTGCCTTCTTCGGAGGTTGCTTCGTTGGCTTTGTAGGGCGTACAGGTTTCTTAGGGATTGGCTTCCGTACTTCTACTTCTGATTCTGTTTCCGTCTCTGTTGCTGATTCTGAGTCAGAGGGTTGAATGATCTCATTCTTTAGCTTACGAACATACTTACGCTTCGGCTTTACAATGACAAGCTCCCTATCCTCTGGGATCTCTTCAGGAACGGCCTCCTTCACAACGGCGCGACGATCCATGGCTCGTTGCTTGTTACGCTCCACCAGCTTCGCAAGGTTCTCTTTCTGCTTTTCACTTAGCTCCTTCTTTGGACGCAACTTCTCATACTCCTTATGGCTAATCTCACGAATCTTCTGTTCTGCTACTGGCTCTTGCTTCTTCTGTACGAGGACGACCTCGCCGGACGGTGGTTGGATCGATGACTTTCCCATTCTCTAAAGTATAGATGTGAAAAAAGAATTAGACTTTTTCCGCCGATGCAATATTCTCTCCCTTATCGTTTGCCGACTGCTCCTTTAAAGCAAGGGTAGTACCCCACCACTTATCATTTACTTTGTACTGATCTGGTAGCACCCGTATATTCACAATAGGAGTAGGAGCATCGTACTTAATTTCTTTCTCTTTTTCGACCGGAATGGAACGACGAAACCAACTACTAAGCCAGCCCCACATTCTACTACTGCCTACCATTATTTTCGTAGATCGGTATCGTGCTTTTTTGAACCATTTAACCAAGAATATAATCTCGCAAACGCCCAATTCTCTTTAGAGAGTTTCATAGACATGGGAGCATTGACACCTTTTTCAAATGTTCCTTTCATTCTCACCGACGAGGGCTGGGTTTTATGTGCCCCTATTCCCCTGTTATAGATTTCCTGTAGCGTCTTCAAAGGAGTACCGCTGAGTTTGCTTAGCTCGAGAAGACTATAGGAACGATCAGGAAGCTTATTCTTCCGTAACCACTGTTGTCTATGGGTCAATCCCATTCTATTACTGCCTACTATTATTTTCAAAGATAGTTGATACTGTTTTTATGCATTTTAAAAAAAAAAACAGCAAACAAAAAAAAGAGCCGTATTTGCTTCCCTTATATAAGAACAAATAAAAAAAAAAGATTGATGAAAAAAAAAAGATTGACGAGTTTTTTTTCACCGGTTAATATCGAAACCTCCAATAGAATGACTCAACCAATTATTACCACCGCCCCTAAGCCCTTCCATTATATTACGATCAGCGATAAACGAGAGGCCATGCGAACGCTTCTCGATTATGCGAATAGATGCATGGAACACTTGAAAGAAGAACTTGTAGATAACTATCCTCCGGCCGAGCGTCTTACCGAGGACGAGATTGCATCATTGTGGTTCTCCTATCATCTTGATAATGACCTCGCTAATGATGTAGGCAATCACTTAACCGAACACTGGGAGGGTTACCTCGAAGAATTCGGCCTGCGCGATGCGATCAACCTCCTGCCTCCAGGCCACCGAGAGCGTCCAGGAATGTGGGAGTTACTTAAGATGATTGTCCGAGAGTGCTGGGAGTGCCGTCTTAAGGTAAGAGATAGCGATCGACGCAAGAAGATCAAGGAAGTTCCTGAGGCACTCCGAGATGCATATGGATACAACGATATTCACCAATAGATTTCACCGGTTAATTTCACCGGTTAATAAGGGTAAAAGATTCATATCCCGCCTTTGAAAGATGAGATATGATTCTATTTTTCACCGGTTACCAAAAAAAGGGCGTACTCCTAAAACTTCACCCATTCGGGGTACAATTTACGAGTACCTATTCTTTAGTAGAGTCGTTAATGCTATTAAAAACCAGGGCTAAAACATATAGTAAAAAACCTGCCTTTTGACACTTTTTTAGAAATACCCTGGCTATACTTCTCAAAATTATTTTGTACTTTTTTTACTATTATTTTCTATACTTTTTTTAGACAACTTCATTTTCCATTTTGTATAATATACGCCAAAAGGCATACTTTCAATATACTATTTAGCCCCTATAACAAATAATGGATCATACTTTTTAGAAAGAGTAGTAAATACATTACAATGCGAAGGGCGTGTCACTATATCTTCTGGTTAAACGCAAAAAAACCCAACAGCACCATGGTGGTACTGTTGGGTGTATTAAAAATAGCAGAGGGCATGTTTTTTGATCCAATATATTAACTAAAACAGCATCTTAGCCTTAGTCTGAATCGGAGTCTGAATCGGAGTCTGAATCGGATAGCTCGGCCATCTTCTTGGCTTTCTTTGCAAGCTTCTTGGCCTTAGCCTTCTCGAGTGCTTTCTTATCCTTGATCTTCTGCTTCGCTTCACGCTCCTTATCAAATAGCTTCTGAGCCTCTTCTTTGACTTTGATCTTGCACTTCTCTACCTGTGCCTTCAGATCGCTAATCTCCTTACGCATGCGATCCTCTCGATCGTTTGACTCTCGCTCTCTCGAGAGACTCGCCATATTCAATCCAGACCAACGCTCATGGAAGTCCGTCTTCTGAAACTCCATCTCTTCCCTAATCAAGTTAGAACGCTTTTCCAACTGATTAGCATACGAACGGGCTGACTGAAGATCCTTACGCAGATCCGCAATGCACTCCTTTTCATCGGCGGTCTCCTTCCACATCTCAAGCTCTCGTTTGAGTTGCTCGATCCGATTCTGAGAACTTACCTCCAATGCCTTATGATTGTCGCGCAGAGAAGAGAGTTCTTTCTTCATATTCAGGACATCTGGATTTTTGATCTTAATATTCTTACCAATCTGTATGAAGTCCAATAGAGAGATGCTCTGTAGAACTTCCTCCATGAACTTACGATGAGCGATAAGATTCTCTTCTCGGCTCAAGTACTGGCGAAGCTCATCATCTTCTGGGTAGGGCTTCAGCGTTGTATCAGGACGAGTTTCGTCATAGGGCTTTTCGATGCTCTCTCGAATATAGAAGTATGGTTTTACTCCAAACCAGTACTCCGCATCTTGATACAACTTGGATTGAATCGCCATGTATTTTGTACTATTCTCTTGGGCGTAGGCTCCAATCGCATGAATCTCATATTCTTTCAAGTCTTCCAGTAAAAGGCGGGCAATGTCCTTCATGTGCTTCGCCTTAACATGAGGAGCATAAGCATCTCGTCGCATCTCGTGATTTTCGCAGAATTCGCATCGAATGGTGGGGGCAGGCATCTCTATATCTATACCGGAGGAAATTGTTTAGGCCGGAAAACGCGCCGGGCGTAAAAAATACCGGAGGATTCGCCCCCATCAATTTTTATACTCCTCGATATTTTGCCGGAATCTTCTCGATGATTGTCGTAAGGGTTTCTAATTGCTTCTTGAGATCATCTACTTCCTGATTGGGTACTACAATAGCAAGACTTGCTACTTGCTTCTTGAGATCGTCGATTTCCTTCTGCTGTGCATCTTCTTTTGCCTTTTTCTCAAGACTTGCTACTTGCTTCTTGAGATCATCGACTTCTTGTACCTTCTTATCCTCCTCCGCTTTCTTATCAGCCATATCCATCTCTGCGACACTCGCAAACCCTCTTGATTCTGCTTCTATTAGTTTCTTAGGTCGGCGATACTTACCAAGAGGGCATAGTTGCTCCTTATCGCAATAGAGATGTTCTTGTCCTTTGAAATCCTTATCTATGATATGATGGATTGGTTGAATCAGATGTCGGGATTCATCCGTGTCTTGATGCTTGTATTTGTCGCAAAATGATTTAAAAGGGTAATCTTTTGGGTCAATGAATCCGTGCGCCATTCTATATAGTAAGACTTTTTTTAACGGCTGTGCCGTGTCGCGTTCCCTAAGGATGAGGTTCTACTGAACCCTTACCGCTTTAAAACTCATAACAAGGCACAGAATTGCAAGTGAGCCAATATTGGTCGTTTCCGTCAGTATTACAATTTCCGCCATTATACAGATACACATCATACCATCCAACTGCTGGTAATTGATTTATCGTTAAAACAACCTCAAATGGAAAAGTGACATGATTGTATCCGTTGTTCGTAAAATTACGAAGGTCAGTATTAAATGTGGCACCTGTATTTTGACTATATGTTCTTATT